CGTATACTAAAGAATAGTAATGCGGAACTATCGGGTTCGGTCCAGCAAATGATTAGGTCTTTACCTGATTGTTTACTTGGTGGCTCGTTCGTTGTTGATTATCTGAAGTCCGAGTATCTGTCTAAATTTAACGACAGTATACCGGGTTCAGCTGATCTTCGACGTACAGCAGCAATCCTTAAATGGAAAGCTACTGAAGAGCACAACAAATCTTTTTCTGAATTATTTCAGAAAACTGATCCTGGGTTTAATATTTTACCCAGGGTTAGATTTGTTGATTTCATCAAGTTCGCTCAGAAGCTTGTATCTGACATCCTTGGAGAACTAACCGATGACGTTGTTATCGGGAACTTCTCTGGGGGTGCCAGTACGAGTCGAACACGGCTTGTCAGTGAGAAATCTGGCAAATTCGTGGGAATGGCCGACATAACAGAGTCAGCAATGCCCTACATTGATGTAATCCATCGTGTAGCTCCTTTGTTGAAACAGTATTTCACTTTCTATTCTCTTAGAGAAGTCGAGAGTGCTGTATTGTTCACTGTTCCTAAGAATGCTGACATTGATAGATGTGCTTGTAAAGAGCCAGATATCAATATGTTTCTCCAGAAGGGAGTTGGCAAACATATACGTCGCCGACTCCGTCGTTTTGGTCAGAATCTTAATGATCAAAGCATTAATAGGTCTTTAGCACGTGTTGGCTCCTTAAATGGATCCCTCGCGACTATTGATTTATCTTCTGCTTCTGATACTATTAATATTTCTGTAGTCAAAACGCTACTTCCAATGGAATGGTTCGAATATCTTAATGATATTCGTTCACAAACCGTGGATGTAGATGGAGAGATAGTCAGAACTGCGATGTTCTCTAGTATGGGGAATGGGTTTACTTTTGAGCTTGAAAGTTTAATCTTTTTCGCTCTTATGAAAACCACCTCATATTTTCGAGGAAATCGCGGAAACATCTCCGTCTATGGTGATGATATCATAGTTCCTTCTATGGATTATGATACTTACCTTTGGGTATTGTCCAAATTTGGATTTATACCTAATGAAAAGAAGTCTTTTGGCACAGGCCCCTTCCGGGAATCCTGTGGCGGACACTTCTTTTCTGGCGAAGATGTTACACCCTTCTACCTTAGAAAACCGCCTACTCACTTGACTGACCTGATTAGGGTCTGTAATCAATTGAGACGTTGGCTCTTTGCAGAGCCAGCGAGGCAGTTTGAACATCCGGAAGCAGTTTCTCTTTGGAGAGACTTATCCGATCATGTTCCTAAGATGTTTTGGGGTGGTCACAACACCGACTTGGATACTCAACTGGTTTCGAAGCCTTTGGGATCGTGGAGACTTGTACGTCTCTCCCGCCCAAAGAAAACTTCGGAGCTCGGTAGGTATCTGAGTTGGCATTGTGATAACTGGAACCGCGCCATAGAAAATGATGGGGATATCAACCCCACATTTCCTCCTATGGAGACTTCAAGTCTCTGTCGGAGGCGACGCGGAAACAGTGCATTTACGTATGTTGAACTACTCTACGAAGAGTAGTTTTCCCACACGTAATCCGGAGTTAGTACTCCGGGGGTCTTAGAGTTCACCTCCCTGCTATATCGCTTACCT